AATGGCTCCGGTATAACTCTCATCAGCTAAATCAGAAGTAATAATGGCTTGTGCGCCTGTAATAGTCGTAGTGTCTATTACTCCCACACTATCCACAATCCCTGTCTGTCCAACTACGTCATTCTTATTGTCTGTATTAGCTATCCAATAGACAAAAGATTCGTAATTGCCAAAGTATGTTTTAATGGTATTGTCAGACTCCTTTACCTGAGCTATAGCATTAGCATCTATCTGAGTCCATGTAGTCCACTCTCCTATCTCTGTTTGGAATGTGTAGCATATATCATTAATAGAACTACCACTGAGCGTAGCACAGTAGATGTATTGAGTGCTGTCCCAAGTACCAACAGCGTACTGTATTCTTGCTTCACTTAACCCGTTTAGTGTCGGTTGGATAATGTTACCTATATCAGTTACTGTAGCTCCATTAAACATTAAGATACGTTTCTTCTCGTCTGTAAAGATCACAGCACTACGATTATCAGATAAGTTTATTATCTGTATTGCGTGTGTGGCAATAGCTCCTATATTATCTATGACTTTTCTGAATACAAAAACATCATCTCCTCCTACAAGAGAAGCTTTCCAGATAGAGTTTGTAAGGAAAATGTAAAGGTCTCCGTAGATTTCTGCAAACCCTATAATCTCGTCTCCTGCAAAAGTGGAAATGTCTACAAAGTCGTCGTCTGAATACGTCTCTGTTGTCCCTACGTTTGACCATCTGAACCTCGTTGGTCTTTCTACTGTAGCCTCTACAGTGTTTCCAAATATAAGATAGTTTCTAAACCATACAACGGTTCTAGCTTTAGTTAAGGTGTCACTAAGACCAGCAAGAAGCAAGTCGCTCTTTACCGGAGTAGAATTGATCTGTAACGGAACGTCTACATCATTAGTACAGATAGCTGTATCTAATGCCATAATACATAGGAACTGATTGTCTTGACCTGCTGTTAAGTTTGCGGGAAAGGAAATGTCTGTCCACGTTCCGCTATTATCATATTTTACCTTATCTCCTACAAACGCATACGTCCAACTTGTAGCGTCTGAGTAGACAGCATCAAATATCCCCGTTACAGCCTCTTGAGTAAGCCATAAGTCATCTACTGTATCGTTGATTATTGAATAACCAAACCTCTGTCTTAAATCTAATGCAGGAGATAGGATGACGTTCTTTAGGTCGCTTGCCCTTGAATCAGCTAATGTAGGCTTAGTAGATCGTGTATCTAACCCTCTAAATCCCATGATCTTTTGAGGTGGATAACTTATTAATCTGTCTGGATCATCTGCGTGAGCATAACTACAAAACAACAATAAGAATATAAGTATTTTTTTAAGCAATAGCCGACTCCGATCTCCTAATATGTACGACTGGAAAGATGTTTCTCCTAGGAGCCATTCTAGTTATTAAATCTGGTTGAGTTTTATCTGCCTCTACCATAGCCCTTACTCCACTCGAATAGAGTCCTTGCATAGCTATCCACTCTGTTTCTTTATTAAGATACTGGTAGACCTTAGCTATTGCACCCATACGAAGAAGATAATGCCACTTCTCATCAAATATAGGTACATCTGATTCGTTCTCTAATTCAGGAATCCTAGTATAGTATTCTAAGTAAATAGAAATAGCAGAGGAAGGTTCTGGATAGAGAGTCATTACTTTAAATCTTGCAACTCTTTCATCCGGTCCTAAAGTGACTAGCGTAGTGCTTCCTGAGTTCTCTGTTACTGTAATAGTCCCAGTAGTGTCTTTTTGTTTACTAACATAGATCTCTCTAGCGTCAAAAGTGTTTGTTCCACTTACAGCCGTAGTACCATTTAAAGCATAGGTTTCTTTAGTCCATATCCCTCCAACATACCCTTCTACTGTAATAGCTAGGTTAGAGTCTCCTGCGTCACTCGTACTGCTTGAAACAATATCTATCGTGTCTGCCACAGCTAGTCTAGTAGCTACTCCTTCATTCTCCCATAATCTATATAGTCGAGGATTACCTGTGTCTGTAGGATCAGGTACTAATTCAAAGAATCTCTCGTCGGGGATTTGAGTTAATTTGATAGGAGAAGTGGTCTGACGGACTAAAGCTATTCTATCTATCTCTCTAGCTAAAAGATAGTCACCCGTTCCACTAACTGTATCAAAGCTAGTCTTTTGTCTTAGGAAGTTCCAGTTATGAGTAAAGTCTTTCTTGGGGTAAGCCCAACCAGGGTCATTGATTTCTCTTAGACTAATATTTATAAAGTCATTTACTAATGAACCTATTTGAGTGTTGCTTTGTCGGGTTGTGTCTAGGACAGCATCCCTAAGTTCCTTGCGTGAAGATATCATGGTTTTTTTCCTTTATTAAAAATGCTGAGTATGCAAATATGGCAAAAACTGAAGGTAGCCATAAGTGACTTGGGAAATTAAATAAACACGATAATAAGAATCCGTAAACGATAGCCTTTAAAACCTTGTCCATGCTTGTTTGAGTTTTCTTTTTAAAGAACTCTAATATAAGATTACCAATCAATATTAACCCAACGAAACCTAACTCTACCAGATATTGATAGTATTCTAAATGTAAGTGATGTGCGTTTGGAAACTCTGGTTTTGTAGATAATAACTTAACTGTACCCAGTCCGTGTCCTAAGATAAAATTATTTCTAATCAACGGCAGGTAGGGTTCCCATAGCCCCATTCTTCCGTTAGACCTTAACAAAATGGGCTTTAAATTATAAATCATAGCCACTGCAACTATTCCCATAACTATTAACACAGTTGCCCAAACCCATCTCTTCTTTGACATGTATGCCATTAAGACTGCTGCAATAATAAATCCTGATATAGCTGGCTCTCCTATAGACGTACCGGATAAACACAATACTAAGAAAAGTAAAACTATTGCTAGGAAATCTTCCTCTGTTTTCTTCCACAAGAACAAAGGTATGCACATAGCCAAGAACCCACTTAAATGAGTCCCGTTTCCTATAAACCCAGAGACTATGTTGTAATTTGTTCCAGTGTACTCTTTAGTGAGTAGATCAAAGAACTGTGACAATCCTAGATACTGTAAGACACTAACGATTAAAGTAGCAATTACTACATATCTCAACCATTCTAAGATTATCCTAACATTATCTTTAGTTAAATACATTGTAATTAACTTGTATAAAATGATAAGACATAGGAAGTTGAAATACGGGAATAATGTCCAGTAATTATACACTCCAACTATCTGTGATCTTGTGCAAATATAGACTGTGCTTCCGCCTACCCACAGATGCAATAATCCTAACGGAACATTCTTCCTGTTTAAATTCTTAGGATTTTCAAAGAACGACCAACTAAACGCCATCATTATTAAAGCTTGCGTCCAGATACCTTGAGCGTGCCATAACTGAAACTTCTCAAAGTCAGCAAACAGGAGTGGGAAGAAGCTTATTCCTACTAATAGCGATAAGATAAGTATAAACATAAGTAAAGGGGGCAGCTTTCACCACCCCCTTAAACTCCTATTTGTTCTTAATTACAAAACAGTTACCTTGTGCTCCAGCAGCTATTGTAGCATTAGCTATAGCATAAGCCTGAGACATGTCTGAACATGGTTCTCCTGCCCCTGCTACACCAGACGTACACAATAACGTGCCGTCTACAACTGGTCCTAGCGGTGCTGTGTCTATATCGCACTCAGCAAAACCGTAAGTAATAACACTACCTACACTTGCTGTTGCGATTGTTTGACCTACAACGCCAGCCACTAATCCAGTGTTTGCCGTAGTAGTTGTTGTTACATACAAATCGTCATCCCCTGTTGCGGATCCAATCTGCCAAACAACAACATCTCCTACGTCTAACGCTCCACCGGAATTGTTATAAACAGGTATTTTAACATTAGATGCTCCATCTGCTGCTTTTGGATCAGCTATTTTAAAATAAGCCTGTGCCGTAGTAACTGAACAGACCAATAGAAGGACTGCTAAAACAATAAGAAACTTCTTCATTTTAGCTCCTTTCTATTTGCCACCTACAAAACAATTACCTTGTGAGTTAGAACCAATGGCTGCACTTGTGATTGCATAAGAAAACGACTCATTAGCTGCTGTACTACAGTTTGCACCTGTTCCAGCTTGAGTGGAGGTACATAATTGTCCGCCATCTCCAACTGAATTAGCACCCGTATCACACTGAGCCATTCCATATACAACGATTGCACCAGAAGAAGCTGACGCAATTCCACCTTGAGCCACAACTCCTGCAACTAACGCTGTATCAGCTGTAGTTGTCGTTGTAACATAGAGATCATTGTCGCCAGTAGACGACCCAATCTGCCATACCACAACAGCACCTTCAGTTAATGCACCACCAGAGTTATTATACACAGGAACCTTTACGTTAGCAGCACCATCTGTTGTAAATGGATCTGCTATTGTGAAAAATGCTTGTGCATAAGGAACTGCACAGATTAATAGAATCGCTATTAAAACGAATAACTTTTTCATTTTGTAAGCCCCTTTCTATTAAGCCGTGATCCCAGTTGCTAAACCTTGAGTTCTTCGTGACCCAGTAGTCAAGTTACCAGCTAGATACATTAAAGCAGACGATGCTAACTGATCTATCTTTAATTGGAACTGAGTAACCTTCATATTAGCCTGAGCCAAGACCTGTAACCAAAGTGAATCTGTATCTACAAAATACATATAACCAGCAGTAGCATTGTCATCAAACAATACTGGCATAGTTGTAAACTGTAAATGACGGAATCCAGCATCAGCTAAGTCTGTACGAGCATAACGAATATTCGACGTTAAGCCTAACTCGTATAACTGATATACTGTCTTGGTTGTAAAAACAGCTTTTGGTCCTTGACGACCATAAGTTGTGTTGTTTAAAACATCGTTCATAATCGTTAAACCTGCCTGAGATGTATTGAACGCTGCTGTACCTGTAGTGTTGGTATAGTTCTGCCAGTATTCGTTACCTGTTGCACTAGCGTCAATTCCACCAACGTCACTTTGTGTAGAAGGACTTGAGTTGATAAGAAAATCTAAGCCGTCGAAATCCTTGGCATTAGAACCATCAGCGAATACTTGGTCGCCCATAAGTTCTGTCATGGAAATTTCAGCTTCGAGTTTCTTTTA